TTTCTCCGTCACTAGCTGAATTCACTTGGTAACCTACAATACGAACACAATCTCCAGAAGCTGAAGGTGCTGTTGCTGTTGCGTGTCCTGGTGTTCCTGCGTTATCAGATTGGACATATAAAACATCACCTCTAGCACCAGGATCATGATTAACTGTTACCATACCTCTTAATAACATACCATCAACATCTGGATCTTCACCTAAAGCTACAGCTAACAATCCATCGCTAGTCGAAACAGCATCTGCATTTACAACTTCCCAAGAACCATCTGATTTATAATGATATATTAATCCAAGTGTTGAACTACCTGTTCCAAAATACACTACGTCACCATCATGAGCACCAGCTGTATCACCTGATAATGCGATTTTTCTTTTTGGTATTGAAACATAACCAGTGGGATCTAAAAAGATATTACCAGGAGTATCTAAAGTTATTCCATAAGTTCCCGCAGTAGAATCTTCATCTATATATAATCTTTTACTTGCTGTTCTATTACCAGCTCCAGCTGAGAAAAACTCTAATGAATACTCACTATTGCTAGCGCCACAAAAGTGACGTTGTAACCAACCACCTCTACCAGTATTATCAAGTGTCACTGTGGATGATATATATGTTGGTTCTTCAGTTGGATTAGCATTAACACTAAAGACTCCAGCTTGAACATCCTGAGCAGCAATAATTCTGGTAAAGCCTAAAGTCGAAGTGTTGCGACCAATGGCGAGAATAACTGCACTTCCTTCCCCGTCGCCTGTTGCTTTATTAATCTCTACATCATGAGTTGGTGAAGCAGTACCAATTCCAACACTTCCATCGGCATCAAGAACAATATCACCTGGTGAATAAAAATTAATTCCGTATGTGCCAGCGGTGGAATCTTCGTCAATAAGTATTCTTTTATTTGCAGTTCTGGCGCCTGAACCTGCAGTAAAATACTCCAACGAATATTCGCTGTTAGCAGTACCACAGAAATGTCGTTGTAACCAGCCACCTCTACTAGTGTGGTCTAATGTTACTGTTGTTGATATATAAGTTGGTTCTTCAGTTGGGTTAGCATTAACACTTAAAACTCCAGCTTGAACGTCTTGAGCTGCGATAATCCT